TTATTGTTATAGCTTGTCTTTACCCATGTGCCGCCAAGATTATCAATAAGCCATTGATAGCCTTCATCACCTGCTGGATCGTTATTGTCTCCAACGAGAACGCGAATGACTTTAGAGTTATCGTCTAATTCTGCCCAATGACTCATGCTGCATACCTCACGATCACAATACCTGAACCGCCTGCCGCGGCTGTAGTTCCGTTTTCAGTAGAAGCACCGCCGCCGCCGCCTGTGTTCGCAGTACCTGCGACTTTCGCCGCGCCGCCGCCGCCTGCACCGCCCGAACCAATCGGGCCACCGCCAAACATTCCGCCGCCGCCGCCGCCTGCGTAATAACCACCTACACCTGTTGAAGTTGCAGAAGCCCAAGCAGATTCAGCATTACTACCTGCACCACCATTAGCGCCTCCGCTAGAAGTACCATTGCCGCCTACTCCGATTGCGCCACCGCCGCCCGAACCGCCGTAGTAAGGTGCGCCTGATGTTGTCGTGCCGCCGTCTTTACCTTGTCCGACAATACCTGTGCCGCCTGCAATGCTTGTTCCCGATCCACTTGCGCCACCGCCCGAACCGCCGTTACCGCCAGTATCAACACCTGTGCCATTAGCGCCGCCCCCGCCCCCACCAGTAGAGACGATTAAAGTAGTAAGTGAAGAATTGGAACCAGTAGCGCCTCTGTTTGCAGTTACAGAAGCACCTGCACCAACCGTTATTGCATAATTCGCTGCACTGAGAGATTGCGACACCTTTTGATAACCGCCTGCGCCGCCGCCGCCCCCTGTGCTTTGACCGCCTGAACCGCCGCCTGCAATAACTAAAACGTCACACGAAAGGGAGCCACCTGTAACTCCTAAAGTGCCGTTAGCCGTAAAGACTCGGTAATTAAATCCGCCAGAAGTATAAAGTGTTCCACCAGTAACGACTGTGGCTCCTGAACTTCCATAAATACCGACTAGGTTGTTGAGCATTATCCAATGGCTCCCACGACATACCATGCGTCTGTTCCAGTTTTAATGCAGGCAGCGCTCTTATATTGACCAAGAGTAGGAGCCGCCGCTACTGCGCCAGCTGAAAGGATTGTAGTAGTGCCAGAAGTAACGGCTGAAATCGTGCAAGTGCCAGCGCCAATGTTTAGAATGTTTAAGACTGTGCCGATTGGGAATGCAACCGATGCGTTAGTAGGGATCTTATAGGCAATCGCTGTTGCCTTGTTCATAAGCTCTAAGACCTGATAAGTATCGGCAATAACGGCCGTGTAGTCGGCAGTCTGAGCTGCGCCGATAGTAAAGGCGACTAGGCCGTTATAATCTGCGGCTGTAAAGATGTCGCCTGTTGTCGCTGGAAAGCCTTCTGCCATGATTGTCTCCTAGTATCCCATTATGGATTGTCCGATTATACCGTAAGTGCTAGATCCTATGATGAACCCCTCAACTATAGGCTCAAGTGTTGTTACTGTGCATTTCATACTGTTAGGGGTTATATCCCATGCCAAGCCCTGCGCCTGCAAGGTCTTAACAATTGTCGAGCCATCTGGCTGAACGTTAGTAATCTTGAGATTATCAAAATAATCGAGACCGATCATCGTGTCAGTCGGTACATCTGGATCAAGCAGATCGACAGTCATGGCATCGATGCGAATAGTTGTCTCTGCTCTGGTCGCAACGTATATCTTGGCGATGTCTAGAACCTGAGCATCTGTCTGAGGGATCATCTCTGTGACAGTAGTGCCATGCGGAAAATACTTAGCCGCTGAATCGACGTTCGTTGCAGTCTGCACTGTGCCGCCTATACGTGTCATGCTGGCCTGATTGACGATCAGCTTGTCATCAAAGGCGTACTTAAGGTCTGAGTAGGGAATGCCTGTAGTTTGATCAAATTCAATAGGTGCAGCCGCTAAAGATCCCACGACATCATTGCGATCCTTAAACTCTGCTGTGCCATCTGTGCGAATAAAGAATGCGCCCTGCTCTGCAAATTCTGCCGCCTTAAGAGCTGCAAGGGATGTACGAGCCGTTGCCGGATCTGCCTGTACTGTAGTTGATCCTGTGTCGATGATACGCATTGATGTAGGGAATGAGACTTGATCAAGGATCTTGCCGATGCGAGTGCCCGTGGTCTGTCCAGCAGTTGCGTCTGTAACTGTAGCCACGTTAGCCATCTGAAAGAGTCTAAATGCATCGGAGCAGACGAGATCGACGTATCCAATCTCCTGCCCTGTTGGATAGTAATACTTATATGAATCGACATAGCCTGAAAATAGGAAGTGCTGAGTAGTTGCAGTAGTAGCAGCTACACGAACCTTTCTCAAGGGAGTCAGGTAGCCGAAATAGGGACTAGATGTATTTTGAGGATTAAAGTATGAGTCAGGATCTAAGACTCGGACTGTGCAGTTGCCAGCCTCGTAGGTATCTCGCATGATGTTACGGCCACGGCTGATCTTGATCGAGCGCGTGACGCTACTGAGATCGACTACTGGTTCAGGTACTTCAGAAGCAGCGAATGTGCCTACGCCGATAATGCCGTACTTTTCATCCCCGACAACAAAACCGAACCCGAAGGTCGCGCCTTGCGAAAAGTCGAAGCTGACTGAGATGGTTGCAGGTAGGGTCATAGGATCGCTACGGCTCCGACATTGCCTGATCGATTTACCTGATTAAACGATCCAGACAGTGAGCTATTGACCTGTGAATTAGTTACTGCGCCGCCTACGACATCGCCATCAAGATAGACCTGTACGTTAATCAGCCTTTGTTCTGCTGATTGTCCAGCATTGACAGCAGCAGCCAATTCCATCTGAGCATCTGAAAAAGTAGAAGATATAGGGACGGGTGTCGTGCCTAAGGATGAGACTGTGACGCCTAGAGAAGCTGCTGTCCAAGCCAAAACATCATCAGGGATCTTCCAATTTTCGTAAGGATTAGGAGCCTTAGGAGTTGCTAGTAGTGCAAGGCGTAGCTGTTCATTACGCTTAGTGGCCTCATTTAACTGATCAGATAACTGTGTGGCTAGGCTGGCATTACCTTCAAGAATAGCCTTTTGCAATAGTAAAGAGATGCGATCGGTTTCGCTGATTTTGCCCTTGAGTGCTGCCTCAAGACCAATAGCGTCTAGGTTAAGAGTCTTTGAGGCCTTATCTAAGGCAAGTTTTTTCTTCTGATCTGCAAGTGATTTAGTCTGAGTTTTTGCTAACTCTTTAGATCGTCTGGTTGCATCTGCTTCTGCCTTTCTGCGAGCTGCGTCATTCGTGGCGCTAGAATAAATACCAACAGGCATAGACCCTAGATAGCCCATCTTGATACCCTCGAAAGATGCTCTAAACATCTTTTCTTGGTTATCAATAATGGTTACAACGTTTTTCTCATAATTGTCAAAAGGATTAAGTGAAGCAAGGATGGCTTGGTCAGATGTTAAATAGTAAAGTTTCTTAAATCCAAACACGGCTGTTGCGACCATGCTGGCAATCTTTGTTGCTAGTCCTTCAATCTTGGCAACAAACTCCTGAGGATCTCCAGCTGCGAAGGCTGCCACTAGAGACTCGACTAGAGCCCCGCCAATTTTTTCTGAGGCTTCTCCAACGGCTGTGTTAATTAGCTCGAACTTGCCAGCGTATGTGTCGAGATAGGCGGCATTAGATCCCTTAAATGTAGCAGCGAACTTAGACTGTACATCCGCAAACTTCATTGTTTTCATTTCGGCCTGAGTCAGTCCTAGAGCATACTTGCGCAGGCCTTTAGTGTTTCCAACGAAAGCCATTGAAAGATCATTTACTACAGTCTCGTAATCCTCGCCAGAACCTCGTGAGATGTCGAGTGCTTGAGTAAGCAATTCTTGAGACTTGGTAACTGATCCAGTAGTCTGCAATAGTTTCTGCATTGCCGGACGCAGTTGATCATCTGTAACGCCAGACATGGCAGAAAGTTCGGCGATAAAACTCTCAATGCGTACAGTCTCAAATCCTAGGCCAAGATTCTTAACCGACATAGCTAGACGGCTAGCTGCCTTCTCGTCTTCCATAAATGCTTTGGCAGCTGCTTTGCCAAACTTAATTACGGCGGCAGTTGATAGACCAATACCTGCTGCGCCTGCTAACTTCTTAAAAGACTTTGAGAGTTTTTTAACATCTTTGTCGGTGTCGCCTAAAGCTTTCTTGCCTTTGTTTTCGACAATTATTGGGATTCTTAATTCAGCCATTAGTTGCCACTCCCATTAAACTTAGCGGCGGCCTTTTCAAGCGCCTTAATAACGCCATCCTTGGCTTTGCCTTCATCCTCTTTGTAGGCCTTAAACATTGCACGTCCAGACATCTTGCCAGAGCCTGTTAGGTTGCCCTGCAATCGTGGGCTAAAGCGACCAGACATGCCAGACTTACGTCCAGCGGTCTCAAAGATCGCGCCTGCTGCTGTCTTATTGTGAATCGATACAGTCGCAGACCATCCCTCGCGGTTAGGCTTAGTCGGTGTCAATTTATAACCTACGCCTCGACGTGCCTCGGTTGCATCGTACATCGGAAAAGTTGCAGTCTTAACTTCATGCTTAACGAATCCAGACGGCATGGCGCTGTTAGATGGCATAAACCCTCTGGCCTTTTTAACTAATGGCTTTAAGAATCCGACCATCTCATCGCGTGTTGCTTTGTCTAAATCAGGAGAGAACTTCTTCAGGGCTTTGCGAAGCTCGTTAGCGCCTTTTAGTTCTGTAGGCATCGCTCTGCTCCTTTGCTCTATCTTTCAATGCTTTCAGTAACATCTGAAGCATTGTCGAATCTAAATCTATCAAAGCTTGTGGAGGGATAGCCGTCTCGATGCTCAAGCGAGCAATGAGATAGTGGATGCTATCCCTGCCTAGGCCAAAGGGGAAGACTCTGCAACCTCTACACTCTTAAGAGTTTCGAGGAAGTCTGCACCGAATGGCTTAACTATGGTTCCACTTAACCTAAGGCCTTCCCATGCAAGCCAATAGACATCTGACTGCTTTTCATCATCGCGGAACGCTTTGTGAAATCCCTTTTTGGCATATAGCTCGAACGCGTACTCTAATCGAGGTGTGATCTCAATATCGATAACGCTGTTGTCTGCCATCGTGACTATTAACTTTGCCATGCTGTGCCCCTTTGTTTAGTTGAATTATGCGGTTGTGATTGCGATTGTGCCGTTAACATTAAATGTCACGCTTTGCATTGATAGATCAGCAACAGAACCATTAATATCTGTTGTGCCGTTGATCAAGCATGTCATTGTGTATAGAGGGTTGGTCGCAGATGTAGCAGCTGATGTCTGCTTCATTGTAATTGTGGTTGATGTTCCCCATACAGCCTGCAAGGTCTGTAGAACTTCAGAAGATGCTGTGTCATTGAGGAAGTCGATTGTGACAGATGATGCCTCTAGACCCTTGACGAACTTATGGCCTGAGTCACCCATCGCTGTTACTTCGAGTTCATCGAAAGTGCGGTTGATTGTTACTGCTGTAACGTGGTCAGACAAGTCGACTGCATTGACTGTCAAGACTACGCCATTATTTAAGAATACAGCCATTGGATTATTCCTCGTCTTTCTTA